CGCGACGAGTAACAAGTGCCCTCGTCAGGCTTGCAGCGATGTGCCCGCCACCGTAACCTTGCGCTTTGCGAAAATCCCACAGGTAGTTTCATGTCCCTGGAACAGAATTACACCGCGATTCTAAAGGGGTAATGCAAAGTAACAATAGTCAATGAAATCGGGCACTTGCTTACTCAGGGGTACCCGGTTTTTACCTGCTTTACACGGTCATTGGTACAAAAATTGGTACGAGATACACCCCCTCCTCCGGCGTCCTGCCGACCGAACACAACCCCCTATTTCCCCAAGCTGTCATACGCCTGCTCGCAGGTCACTCCCCGGCTGTGACTTTGGTCAGCAAATCCTGCCAGGTCGCCCGCTCGCTGGTCAGCGCGCTTGAGCACGTCGGCAAGCACCAGGACGGCACGGGTAGCTGCCGCGCTTGCGGCGGCAGTGCAGGAATGGCTGCCGCCTTGACTGGCTGCGATGCGACTGGCAAGGCCGTCGGCTGCGCTGCGCAACCTGTCAGACTCGCGGTTAGCAGCAGTGACAGCAGCAGCAGCGGTATCGATAAGAGCTTGACCATTCTGGACTACCTTGTTGATCGCCTGTTGGCGGGATTGTTCTTTGGCGCGCTCGGCGGCCTCGTTCTGCTCCTTGGCCTGTGCATCGCGTGTATCGCGGTCGTTCCATTCGGCCTTCCATGTCGCGTTTGTGGTACTCACACCATGGTGGTAGGCGCCATACAGCGCACCCAGGGCCAGCAGCACCGCCGCTATATAAGGAAGGGCTTTCAGCCAGATCGCGCTCATGCCAGCACCTTCAATGCCTTGTCGTACAGCGCCTGCCGATCATCCTGACCGGTGAGCCCGCCATTGATACGGCGGGTGATCTTCACGAACTGCCCCTGATCCGCAAGGGTGTTCAACCCACGGGTAGACCAGAACCAGGCCGCAGACATCGCGGCGTACTGTGGCTGCTCGAGCTGCTGGGGGTTATTGATCAGGTCGAGGCCCAGCGCTTCACCGCACGCGGCGTAGTTGGCTCGACCGGTGATCTGGATCAGGCCCCGGCCACGATACTTTGAGCCGTCGCCCGGCACAGTGTTACCCAGGTCTGCGCGGCCTTCGTAGCCAGCCTGCTGCGCCGTCGGCCCCCAAATCTCGCGAACCCACTGCAACTGGCCCGACTCGTGCCCGACCTGGGCAATGAACGCGGCAGCGCGCGGCGTTCCGACGATGCCGTAACGGTTCATGGCCGTGTTCAATACAGGAACAAAAACGCCGGCTTGGCGGCCGGCGTTCGGGAGGATTTGCAGCAGCTGCTGCTCAGTGATCGGCATACTTTTCTCCTGGCAATAAAAAGCCCGCTCATGGCGGGCCTCAAATGGCTGAATTATTTAGCTATAGGTGCGCGACCTCTTAGCTTTTGAGAAAAAAGGAAGGTCAGAAACCGTCCTTCCCAATCTATAACTTGGCGCCTCAATTAGGTGATATGTCAACAGCGACACTATAATCGCAGCGCAAGACACAGCCAGAAAGAAAACCAACTTACTTTCAAATAGATGCGTGGATGAAAATCTATCTAGTAGAACGATTATCGGCATGTGAGCCAGATAAAGCCCAAAGCTAATTACACCCAAGCCAACAGAGAACCGATTTTCGAAAAACAATCTGTAAAGTTTACTTTTCGAAGTACCGAAAACTATCATGAAGAAAGTTAGGAATGACATGTATATAAAGTCACCCTGTGTAAAATAGGTAATCAGCCCCGGACGCAAAATATAAATCAATAAAGAAAGTGACGCCAAAAGAAAAACAGCATCCCCGATTAACATAGATTTTGGAAGCTCCGGCCTTAGCCTAAATGCGGCTATTCCAAGGCAAAAGGAAAAAAGGAAAGGTATAGGGCTCCAATAGACTGCTAGTTCTGCGTCTCCAGGAAGCATCGGCAACTTGCTAGAGTATTTCTCAGCCAAGAAATATATGGCCGCGCTTAGAATGACCATGACCGCTATTGATGACTTTGTTCTGCATAGCATAAGCAACAGAGGCACAAACAAATACCAGAACACCTCAATAGATATTGACCACTCAACGCCAAGTATCGTATTTGTTACTCGATAATCGAACACACTGAGGAAGCTCATGTGCATTAGTACGCTGTACAAATCAATCGGGACATTAAATCGATTTTGCCAATAGACTGCCGTTGCCGACAGAAAGATTGCAGAAAATATCCAGAAATAATACAGCGGGGCAATCCGCCATATTCTTTTGTTGAAATACTCTAGAAAACCTCTAGAACCGATAAAAGAGTGAGCCACGCTGAATCCGGATATGACAAAAAAAACATATACCCCGGAGCGTCCCAGCGTGACCAATGTATTCCCATACTCGCCAAGTTCTCTTAATCCAGCGCCGCCGGCGTGGATTAAAATTACAGCCATAGCTGCAAATGCCCTCATGCCAGTAATGAAGTCCGTGTCACCGTAAGACTTTGAAGGCCAAATCATCCGTGCCGCCCGATATTTTAGATTTTCTCTATCATATACCAATACGGGCGCCTACCAAACCTCTCAACGGCGACTAATCTCTGCGCATTAGGCCGGCTGATTAGGCCAATCTATCAGTCCAGGAAACCCAGCCTGTGTTGGGACACGATTCACGGCAACACGGTACTGCCTCCAAAGCTTAAGCAGCGCAGCGTCAGCTTCAGATGCATCGCCAAGGTCGACAGCATCTTGGAGAGGGTTGATCCGGAGGGTCGCTAGCGCTAATAGTCCGTCGAGCTTTGAGTTTGCCGTGACAATAAGCTCTTCTAGGGTTGGCGGTAATGCCACTGGATCTGGAGGTATATCAGCAGAATAAACCTCGGTTTCATCGTCCGGAAAAAGCTTCGAAGCATCTTGTGGATCTGGAACAGGACCGTCCACCGCTCTAAACCCCTGCCCATCCTTCCTTACTGCGTAGCCACTCATAAGTTGTCCTCCCAGCCGTCAGCAAGCAGTGTCACCAAGCTTGAATTTGATATGTAGTAAATGTTGGAACTCTCAAGCATCAATCGCCCCTGCTGCATGAAGAATGGAGATGCGTTGGTTGGTGAGCTAATAACCAATGGCGCAAACGTCGAAGTGAAACTCGGAGGGGTTCCGGCGGTAAGTGCCCCATAACTATTATTTGGCGCAACGGCGCCAACCACACCATTCGCATTGGACGAGTAAAGCCGAAGCAGTATTGCTGAAGCGGTTGGGGGGCAATATTGCGAGATAGACGTCGCTACGTACGCACTGGATGTTGTGCCGGAGGCGATCGCCCGTGGCGACGCCGAGTTCGTACCTGTAACAACTTTAATTCCACCAACCCTCCCGGACTGCGAGCTAGTGAGCGGATACTTATTAGCGGTGGCGTCTGTAAACACCCAGCCCACCCGGGCTTTATGTGTATAGCCAGCAGGCAAAGTTGGCGCTGTAGCCGAGAGGGATAGCAACCCCGCGACGGATGCCCCATTCGAAATAACCCATACCGAATACCATGTTGAAACAGTCTGTGAGTTTACCGCGCCGACATCAATGCCATTCGCACCGGCCACCGAGAAACTTGGAGTAACGCTAACAAGCCTCAGGGTCTTATACCCGCCGGACGAATTACCGACTGATAATTCGTCAGCTGTAACCGTAACTACCGCGCTCAATCCGGTGGTCGACACTACAAGGTTGCTAAATGCCCCTTGTACAACTCCTGCGGAGCTAATAGGTAGCTGGTCCAGCAAAACAAAATCAGTACCGTCGTACTCAACGTCTGCGAGCTGGTTTGCTGCGAACACGGCCGCCACCTTGGCACCGGTCGAGTCATACTGTTTTAGGCTCTTGGGGCCTTGGCCGGAAACGTTGATTGTGTCTGCGCCCGCGCTGTTTTGGCTGAACTTCACACGAAACCGCAAAGGCGCTGAATAGGCTTGAATTGCGGGGGATGGAGCTAGGGTTAGGGCTCCAGCGGTTCCGGCAGTGGTGAAGGCAGTATTCAATTGATACTGAGCATTGAGCGAATAATTGGCGATATACCAACTTAACCCATTACTTACAAACTGAATTTGCTCTCCTGGGTTTACATTGATTGTGTTCGATGATGTTGCGCCAGAAATCATGGTAATAAGTTCGGCGCCATTGCCCTTTATCTGAGTGGCTGTATAAATGATAAGGTTTATAGTGCTTCCCGCTGGAGCAACAGAAACCGGGGGGAGAGTTTGAACTGCGCCACCCTGAACAACATACTCCTTACCAAGATAGGCGGAAGTCATTGAGGTTGAGGCAGAGATATAACCAAAAGAGTTATAGTTACCAAGTTGCGATTGCTGTACAGCATGCATGCTCTTTGTGGCAGGTGCTACCTGTAGCGCACCGCCCAGCGACTCAATGATGATCCAGGCGCCGTTGCCGCCGTTAACCCCGGCCTGCACCAGATACATCATCACAGCAATGCCGACCGGCAATTCACCACCTTGAAGCGGCTGGAGCGCCAAACCATAGATCGGCTTCGGGGCTAATCCATCCGGCGCGTAAGTGGCTGCGCTAGGGTTTGCATTGGAAATCTTCACTCGCTGCATATACCCGGTGGAAGGTAATGCAGTAAGTGCGGGCGTGTTCGCTGCCGCATAGGCTCCAGCAGTTCCAGTATCAGTTAAAACAGGAGTCTTGCGAGCTGCCGCATAAAGTACCGTAAGCATGGCGTCATAATATTGAGACGCGCCAACCTTATCAGCGGCTCCGCTTGGAATTAATCCAGACGCAGCGATTAACGATTGGAAAAAACCTTCTTTGTCGTTTGCCCAGTCTTTTTCAAGATATGATCCGTCCTTGGCTGTAGGGCTTGTTCTATTCTTGAAAGATCCCTGAGGATAGTCTGCGGATGGATTATCGAACCTAGCCGGATAACGTTCATTTAACTTAAGTGCCATTTTATGCCCCTATATATCCTGCAAATTCTGCATCTTCATCACCGAACTCGGCATCCATATCGCCAAACTCGAACATTCCGAACCCCTCAAGGAATCCGTTAAATCCAACTGCTTGCGGCTTTGGTACAAGCCCGGCATTGAGCAGCGCAAAACGTTCAAGATCTGTTATCTGCCCGTAGAACTCGATGCTGAACGACATATCCTCGCCGTCTGTTACACGCAGAACGTCTGCTTTCGGAAGCAGGAAGTTCATACCATCAAGGATATTTTCTATCGTTGCATCACCATTGTTCTTGACGATTTTTGCCTTGATAACAAGGCGGTATAACTCGTCTGAAAGCTGCCCGTCTTGATCAATCGTCAGGGCACTGAACATTGCGCCATCGTCGCCAAACTCATCGCCGTCTGTGAGATCAAATAGCCCAGGATTCATTGGGAATGCGCCAACGAAGCTACGCGGCGCCACGACGATCCGGCCTATCACGTTCAGTTGCTCGCCGAAAACGTTGTCGATGTCGTAGCTCTTGCGCACCGCCTCAGCAGCATCCTCTAGGCTCCCGCCCAGCCTCTTGGCAATCGCATACCAGGCCACAGCCTTAGGCTTATCGCGGTACTGCGCGTAAATGCGGTCTGGGATGCTCATCAGGTGATCACTACGGCGATGTTGCTTTCCGTCCACCGGGACATCTGGTTATAGGCAATGACCGCATTCGCCTGGACGCCATTAAGGCTTGACGAAGGAATGTCGACGTAGCTGTTGCCGTACGCGCCTATGACCTTGTTTACCGGGGTGAAGATCGTGCTGAAAGGCACCGTCTCTCCAATATCAAACCCGCTGATCTTGAAGCCCATGTCAGCTGGGATCAGATCTCCGGCTGCGTACTCCATCATCGCCTCCTTGATAAGTTGGTCGGCGTTGGCTGGCAGCGTTCCATCGTTTACGACATGAATGACCGGGAGCATGTCCACGTAGATTGGGCGGCTGGCGCGGATTACCTTCTTGTTGGTCGGGTATTTTGGAGATGTAACCTCGACCTCGAATGGCGTTCCGGCCTGATATAGCAGGGGGCCGGGGTTCTTCTTCAGATAGATCGCCATGGCGATATCTTCATTGGTACCGCCGTCGACGATCACCGCATACGATTTCCTTGGCAGCCCGTGAGGGTTATCGACTGATACGGCAGCGCTATCGGTATCGTTCTCGTAGATCTTGACGCGGCGCACGCCGGGAACTGCGTACAGCTCGCCGTAAGTGGAGTCGATCTGATTGTTGCCTGGGCGCCCTACTGCTGTCGCCCGGGTTACACGCAGTTGCTCGTTGGTTTGGGCGTCTGTTCCAGGCGTTGCTGGATCTGCGTTTGTTACCCCAGAAAGCCCAGCCACCACATCAACGGTGCGGGTGATGGTGTCGTGATCGGCCTGGGTTGGCCCGACGACGGTGCATGTCGCGTTGACAGTGGCCGCGCCAAGCGAATCCGCTGTTACAGCTTGATCGGTCGTCCAGCGGCTACCGGTGGTAACAGACTCGAACCGGTATCCTTTCGGAATTGGGGTTCCTGGTGTCGCAGTAAACGTCAGCACTACGCTGGACGCAGAACCCTTGGAGCGACGGGTTCCGGTCAGCGAACAGACGATGTCCAGGTCGGCGCCCTTGGCCTTGTTCGGGTCTTTCGAGTTGTAGGCCTGCTGCAGCGTCTCGTCCAGGGCGTAGAAGATCTCGGCGTCATGAGCCATCTTCAACCCGTCCGGGGTCGACGCGTCAAGATTCCATAGCGGGTCAATGTCCAGGTAGAACTGACGCTCCTGGGCGAACCAGTCGTTTTGCGTCTGCAGCACGTAGCCGGTAGAAGTCAGGCTAGCCATTCAGTGTTACCTCTTCCAGGCCGAACTCAGTGAGAATCCCAGCGGTTACGCTGTATTTGCGGTTATCGATGTTGAAGTCAGCGGAGAAGCTGGTGAGCCGGATCACGCCGGGTGTGTTGGCGATGCGCGCCCTGAGTGCCGCCTCGGCAGTTGAAAGGCTGGTGAACTTGCCCAGGATCTGCTCGTACCACGGCGTGCCGTCGGTGATGTCTCGGAAGTACTCGCCAAGGAACAGGCGCAGCCGGGTCAGCACGGTCTGGGCGACCTCGGACTGGCCGGTGATGAACTGCTGCCCGCGAGTCACGATGTCGCCTGTCTCGTCGTCAAGCCTGCGTACAGTCATGGAACTGGAACTCCGCTTGTCCCGGAGCCCGGGGTTACACCGCTATGGCGGTGCGTATTGAGGTTGACGCCGGCGGCGGTGATGACGTTGCCGTCCGGCGTGATCTTCAGCCCGTTAATCAGGAACGACCCATCGGCCTGCAACTTAAAGCTGCCGGCGCCGTTCTGCATCAAGGTTGTGCCGTCGGCCAGCACGCTGAACCTGGCCACACCGTTATCCATGGAGATGCTGTTGTCGTTCTTCAGCCAGACGAATTGGGTGCCGGCCTTGTTGCGCATGCGGACGCCGTTGTTCTTGAAGTCCTGCAGCACATTGGGTTGCGACCTGAACCCAGGCAGGAACATGGCGTCCTGCATGCTGTGGAAACGCCCCCTTGGGTTCGTAGCCACTCCGCCGCTCTGCACCCATCCATCAATGCAGCGCTGGGAGAACAGGATGTCTCCCTCGCACCCAGGGTCGATCTGGTACTCGACGCAGTAGTCGCCGCCGGCGAAATAGACGGGAACCTCGACAATAGGCTTCAGTGTGAAGGTGGCGTCGTTGGCATCCACCCTGAGGATTCCGATCTGCACCTGTGCGAGCTGGGTTAAAGGATCGAACGTCAGTACATGCCCTGGGATCGAGGTACATACGTCCTTCATCAACTCGCCGAACGCATAGCTGATCAGCTTCTTGTTGCGTGCCCGCCCTTCTTTCTCAATCATTTAGCGGCCTCGTACTTTTTCGCGGGCATTAAAAAACCCGCCGAAGCGGGTTTGATGATTATTTGTTTTTTACAGCTTGCCTTTCATGACCATCTGATCGCAGACACCGGCACGGTATTGCCCCATTGTGTCTAGCGGGTAACGGTCGCTGAGGTTGCGTCGAGCAAAGTTATACGCATTAGATATTCGCTTCACGTTCGCAGGCTCGCCTTCATATAGACCCAGTAAGGACTTGTATCTATCAGACTGCTCTTCTTTAGAGACATATAGCATGCCACCACTATCTAGGCTGCCTGTGTAGCAGGCCAGAACTACCGATCCAAGTATATTTTCCTTGGTGGCAACATACCCGCCGAACTCAACCTTATTTTGCGGCCTTGATACCTGATTATTTCTATGCTCCAGCTCAGCATCAGATTGAGCAATGGCTGATGAACGACTAGCGGCAATATACTTCTCAGCCTCAGACCTTATAACCTCATAATTAATGTCGCATCTAGCCATAGATGGGCCGCCAGGGTATCGAAGATAGATTACTTCATCTATCTCGCTATAACTAAGGTTTGCTGGTAGCTGCTTGTTTGGCTTTAATGAGCCAACCCCAGAGCAATTATCCAAATAATGCAAACCACTCGCATGGAAGCCCTTTAGAAAGTAGCCATCCCCTATTTGATAACCTGACTTAGGGGTATACACGATGTAGCCCTCTTTCGGATTATCATATGGCTTTGGTGGATAACGGTTCACATTATCCGATGCACATCCTGAGATAATAATTAAAAGGAATATAGCTGAGATTCTTCTCATTTGACCATCCGGGCTAGGTATATCCATGAAGTAACCAAAATGTAGCAGATGGCCAGCCCCAATCCCAGCGCCACGACCATATGCCTCCTATCTTGCGTACTTCCCACCCTCCCTGTATGAGTTGTTCACGACAGAAACCGCATCGCCTCGCGTGATATACCCTTTCTTCTCCCTATCTAAGCCAGAGTTATCTGCATACTCACGCTGATATTTCCCGGTATCGCGCTGCCACATCACAAATGCATCTGGTCGCCCGATGGCAGCAGGGAAAAGGACTGCCAGATAGGCGTCCCCAAGGTTTTTTATCCGGCTTGCAGGTACTGCCCTGTAATACTTCTCTACCCAGTCAAGCTGCTGCACAGCCGTCATGCGAGCCAATCTGGCTGTCGTCGTGCCCAGCGCTATGGCTGTTGACTGCAGAAACTGGATTAATCCTGTCGCTGAGCTTCCTTGGTTTCTCTCAGCGGGGCTGAATGTATAACCAGTCTCAAAAGCCATCACCGCCATCAACCAGTTTGGCTGCAAAGAAAGATTATTCGCGATGGCTGTAACCTTGGCCCTGAAAGCCTCGTCAACACGAGCACCCCAGATCAGCTTGCCATTTTCAGGCGTGGATATGGATCTCAGGTCAGGCTTCGTACCCCAGCGGATACCGTCGATATCTACCTTCCATGTGTCGCTGTGCGAATCGCCCGAGTACCGCAACGCGAAAACGTTGTACTCGCCGACTGGAACCGCCTCGGGCTGCACTTCGGACAGATACAGGTTCCCCGTGTTGTACGTGGCGAACTCGCTTTTCAGGTCGATAACACTGCTGACCATGATGGAAGGGTTGAGCTGCGCAGATACGAACACCCCAAGCCCGTTAGGACCGCGCGTGATTTCCGGTATACCGATCATGCCGGTGAGTTGATTGATCTTGATCGCCGTCGCATTCCGTTTAATTTCAGGCTTGGTGACGTACATCCGGCCCATGTGCTGGAGCCAATCGAACTTATAGTCACGAGCCAGGTTATCCATCGCTGTAGGGATGTCGCCATCAGCCCAGTAACCGCGCGCCATCGGCTGATCGTCGGCGAACTGCGCGTTGTCGATGTCGATGGGGATTGGCCACTCCCTGGCAAGCGCCCGGATAGCCTCTTCGACCCTGGCCCCCGGCCCTAGGGACACCTGCGCCGATCCACGATCAACCGCGGCCGATCCTGATCGGCAAATCAGCCTGGTGATGATTTCGGGGGCGCCCGGCTCGCGCTCGCGCAATACGTTGGTAACGGTCCCGGTGAAGATTGCGTCGATGTTGTCGGTGTAGCCAGCCTTCAGGATGATGCTCGACCCGTTAGCGATCCCTGATTCTTTGCTCAGGTTGTAAAGGCGAATGTCGGCATAAGACACGGAGCTTCCGGGCGCCACGTCAATATCGAACTGGATTCGAAACTGCGTGGAGCCAGATTGCTGGCTGATATACGGCGCGCCGTTGATGTCAACGGACCATGCTCTTGATCTCATATTTCCACCACTGGAGGTATCCATACAAGGGAGTTGTCGACGCCGAGGTTATCCAGGGTCACGTCTTTGCCAGTGAACACCATCTGCCCAATGCCAGTGCGGTAGCTTTGAATGATGTCGCTGCCGGGCTCCAGCATCACTCCAGCCGCGAGCCTGATTCCGCCGCGCACAATATTCATGGACCACGCTGGCGCATCCAGGTACGAAATGAAGTCGATTTCAAAGGAGATAAGGTTGTCTCCGAGCTGAACGCTGAATCGCTGGTGGGCGTTATCTACGCCAGCCGCTAAAGGGATTGTGAGCATCAGGCTATTCCATCAAGAATTCCGTTAACGGCATTTGTCACGCTTGCTGTTGCCTCCTTGGCGATCATCTGTCCCTTATTGACAGCCCTTGTGAGGGCGCTCTGCGATGGATCTCCAGTCCTGAGTTGATAGGACCATCGCTCGTCACCGGCGGCCAGCCTATGCAGCTCAATCACCTCCTGCATCTCGACTACAAACTCAAGACCGCCCTCGTTGCGCGGCTCTTTGGTTCGGGAGAGGCGTGTGATGGCCATGTTCTTGAGCAGGATGTCGCCGGCGTCGATGTCAAACGGGTGGTATGAGCTCATCAGCCAGACTAGAAAGTCCAGCGTGGTGCTTGCCCTGGTCTCATCGCTGCCAGCAAGGAATCCCGCCGACAAGCCAGCCACAGTGGAGACGATTGGATTGTCGGTCAGGTTCGATAGCGCGCCGCCGAGAAAGTCCGTCAACTGCACCTTGACCGGGTTGTTACTGATTGCCCCGGTCATGGTCCACTTGAATGGGTTGAAGATCCGATGATCAGCAACCCTAACGCCCGATTCAATCGGGAAGGTCGTAATCGAGACGCTAGCCTCGAAGGTATCTTCCAGAACCGCGTCGAACGCATAGCCGGCAATCGTTGGAGCCTGACGCGTGAAAATATTGACAATGCTCAAGGCTAGCGCTCCGTGGTTGGCTTGAAGTCTCCCATTGCCTCGTAATTCTGGCGTTCGTTGACCTGAATGATTCGCGCATCCAGCTCCCGCCCATCGAGCTGGATCGTGAGGTTGTTGTTCACGTTGACCTTCGCTCGCTGAATCGCCCTGACTAGATCGTCATTGCTCTGCGATGGCACATCCTTGTAGCTATCGTCAGCGCTAGCTTGCGGAGGCATGCTGTCTACTGCCGACCTATGGCCATAAACAGCCTCTGGCGGTCTGCGATCAACTACACCAGATGCAGCCGCATCCAATCCACGCTGACTCAGCGATGGATCATCTCTGTCCATGTTGAGTCTTGCAGTCATCTGAGCCTTGACTAGATCGTCAACATTCTGCGACGGCACTTCCTTGTAGTGGATTTGCTGAACGGGTGGCGCGCTAATAGATGGGCTTTCGCTGATTTTTGGCTGATCGACAGCGCCAGGAAAGCGACCGGACATGAGGTCCAGGGGGCCTGGAATCCGATCCAGGCCGGTGACGCTCTTGAGCAGGTCATCAAAGCCTTGGGATGCGCCTCTGTAGCCTGGCAAGTATTTATCTAGCCCTTGATTTAGCAGGTTTGAGCCAATTGCGCCGCCAGTTACAACGACCCCGCCAGCGCCTCCCTTCGTGGCTAGGCTGCCGATTGATGTCAGGCCAAGCTTTGAAATTATGGGGCCGAGCAAAGACGAAACGCTTGAGGCAAGAAGCGCGGCAGTTGCGCCAGGGTTGTCGGCGGCGTAATCGATCCCTTTGCTGATATCGCCCCTGTGTTCAGAGAGAAACTTGTTCGTCCATTCGCTGGCACCGATAAGGCTGGGCAGAAACTTCTCGGTCAGCTCGTTGGCCATGCCTTCGAACTTCTGACTAAGGTTGGCGTTGCTTTTTGCGAACTCTCGAGCGCTATCGGTCATCTGGTCGATGGGGCCGGTGTTGTTGGCTGCCTGCGCCATCCGCGATTCGGTCTTTCCTTCGCTGAGAAGTCTGGCTACACCGTTCGAAAAGCCAAGAGTGGCCTGTACTTGCGCTCGCTGTCCCTCGTTTAGCCCTTGATACTGCCTCTCCAGCTCCCTGTATAAATCCATGGAGTCACCGCTCTCTGCGGTCCTGGCGAGGGCCCCAGTGTCGATTCCGGCTTTGGCGAGCGAGTCAATCGAGCCATCCTGGCCGTTCAGCTTGAAGTTGTTCTGGAACTCCTCAAGCCTTTTAAGCGTATCGAGAGCTTCCGACGCTTGTCCGCCCATCGCTTCGACAGCGTTGCCGAAGTTGTAAACGGTATTCATCGGCGTGCGCATGTTCTGCGTGGCCGCTGCCAACCGATCAATCTTGTTGGCCGTGCTGACAATTACCGCGGCGCCGGCGCCAAAGGCACCAATGATTGCGCCTACGCCCAATGCGCTCGACTTGACCCTCTGAAGGCTGGCCTGGATCTTCTTGTCGCCAGCCTCCAGCGCCTTGGTGTCATAGCCGATGCCGATCAGGAATGACTTCAGTACTTTGCTAGCCATTCTTCGCGGCCTCGTATTGATCCCACAGTTCGTCCATCGCCTGATGGAAGCGCTCCACGCTCGCTAGAGAGTGGGTGCCGTCTTCAAGCTGGGCCCAGGTGCAAAGCGGCGGGCAAATCCCGACAATCCCTACACAGGGCCGCATCAGGAACCAATTTACTGCGCTGCGCTTTCCGCCCCTTCCTGCCGAGCGCCTTTTGCGCCGCTTGGCAGCCAGTCGAAAAAATCGGAGAGGTTCCAGCGCAGGAGTTCTGACAGGAGCTGGTTGTACTGCACCATCTTTCCGCCGAAGTCGGCGACGGTTACCGGGATATTGGTGCCATTGATAAACACCTTGACCATGATCATCTGCGCGACCTGGGCCTTCACATCCTGGCGCATCGACATGAACATGGCGCAAAGCATCTGGTCGTCTACTTCCAGGCCGGCGGCCGCCGCCGTGGCGAATCGCTCCAGCACGGCGGCAGACAGCAGGGACATCAGACGGTCCTGATCGACAGCGCTGGCCATGGCGGCGTTGTACTGCACGCCGCCCACAGTGAATGATTTCACGCTCATCTATCAGCCCCTTGTCGCTTCCCAGATGTTGAAGTGTATCGTGAACTGGTCGTCCGTGATGGTTGAGCCGGCCCGGCCGCGCTGGCCGTCGTTCGCAATGATGCCTTCAGAGCCAAGCGCATTTTCCAGCGTTCCGATCTGGGTGTAGGTGTACGTAATATTCGCTTTTGAGTTGAATAGGCCCTGCATGTACGCAGAATCGGACGATCCCGGGTTGAGATACATGTTTACCTCTCGCCCTGGATTAATTCGATCGAGGCGCACAGCGTTTCCGCCCTGCCCTCTGCGCAACTGGCTTTTTGCATCAATTGGCGCATCTGTTACTGGCGTTGCTGTTTCGCCAAAATCTTTTATCTGACGACCATTGACCGTGATAACGCTCAGGTCAGGCGAGAAGTTACTCAGGCTCATGGGTCACCTATCAATAAACGTCGAGGTCGACATCAACAATTCGAATTGATCCCTTGCGGAACAGGCGAACGCGCAAAGGGGCAGCTTTGTGGGCGTCACGATCAACATCCGACAAGTCGAGAATGTCCTCTGGCTTGGTCAGGATCTCGAAGCCAAACGTGTATTTCACGAGGCCGTCATCAGGGTCTGTGTAGTTGCGTGGGCCGAGATATCCGTTGCTGACAAAAGTGCGCAGGGTTGCGCGGGCCGAACCGATAAGAGTCGCCTGGCCAGCAGGATCTTGACCCAGCTTGGTAGTCTGGTTTGCCGTCGTATTATAGAGGGATGTGCGCAGGGAGTTTATGCACGCATCAAGATTCACAACGTCGTCAATGGTCTCCCCATAGGTGCTGTGGGTGTTGGTGTTGATCCAGCGCCCCACGTCCTTCGAGCCTTGATTGTCCACTTCCGTGTAGAACGCGACGTTCTTGGACTTGCTCTGCATGGTCGTATAGGCGGTGCCGCTCAACGACTCAGCGATCACGCCTGGTGTCTTCTTGTACTCGCCATCAATGGTCGAGTTATCGGCACTGTAGTTCACGGCCGCGAAGTGCTTGGCCAGTGCGGAACCCGAATATGGGTCAGTGGCGTGCGCTGCGGTGTAGACGTGACGGAAGCCGGCAGAAGTCAACTGAGTGGCGATATCGTCAACGTCAGCCGGGTCGCGAATCTCGCCTACCGATGCGCCAGTCTGGTTATCGATGAACATGCTGGTGTTGTCTTCGCACCATTGGGCGATTGCCAGCACGTCCGCCTTGACTGCCAGAACTGGAGCCGTCCACATGGTCCAGTACCACCAGGTGATATTCCGGGCCTTGTTGAGCGTGGCAGCACGGGTATCGTCGGCGGTGGCTGCGCCCCAGACTTGAATCTGGCGGGTTGCCGGAGTTCCGCCAAGCCAGCGCTGAGCCGCCTTGTACGTCTCGGTGGTGTCGGCGAAGTCTTTAGACAGCGCGGGAAGCGTGAAATAGGTCCGGTACGTGTCCGGCGCGAAGCCCACCGGCAGCTCAAGCTGCGGAGCGAACAGCATGGCGCTGGCAAAGTTCGCATTACCAAGGCCTGCCGGGCTGATCCTGGCGTTGATGCGGATGATTTCTGAGGCGGGGTAACTCATCTCGAGCGCTCCAATGATTTATGCGGGGTCAATTTCGACGGTGAAGGTCTCAATGACCCGCGCCTTTTCGTTCTGGAGCGCCACTTCGACGCTCAGGATGTTGTTGATAGCCGGGAGGCTGCTGGTCTCGTACATCAGGCGAATGGTGATCTGTGCCCGCTGCTCGAAGTTGGCCGACTGCAGGCTGGTGAGGTTGTTGACGGCGTCTGTGCTGTTCCAGCCGATCTTGGCCTTGAACAGCATCATGCTCACGTCCGGCCGCTTGTTGGCCTGCTTCAGGCGCTCGGCGTACATCAGCGCCTCGCCGCGGTAGAAGTTGATGCTTGCCGAGCACATGATCTGCGCCCGGACATCGACCTCCACCTGATCACCGGCTATGTCGCGCGACACGATATTGGCCTGGCCGCGCTCACTGATGGACTGCCTGGGCGTGATCGTTGCGTATGCACCCTTGGGCGCCGGCATGCTGCCCGGGCCGACCTGATCCGCCATGATGCACTCAGGCACACCGGTCGCCAGCATCACAATCGGGCGCAGCTTCGCGAATAGCTCTTGGTTGGTCATGCTGGGCCGCCTGACTGATCGTCGATGCGCATAACGATGACCTTGCAGTAGTTCCGCCAGTACCTGTTGTCACACTTGGTGGCCTTCCACTGCTGCCCGAGAAACTCCCAGGTGCCGGTCTGGTCGATCAACTGCATCTCGCCCTGGTTGATATAGATGCGGCGCACGTCGGTGATCCGCTCGCCACCCTGGCGGATGAAGTCGACCTCCCTATCACTGGCCTGCTGGATGTTGACGACGTAGGGATTGGTCTCGGTCGCGCCGGGAACCCAGATCCCTTCCACAAACTGGCCATCAACCGATACGGTGCGGCTCGCAGCGACACTGACGAACACGTCGTCAATGTGGCCTTCCATTGAAAGGCTCATTCCAAGCCCTCCGTCACGGGACCGATAGAAACTTTGTGGGTGACCGACTGGCGCATCGCGCCGGAGTCGATAAGCGGGTTGCTGCTGCCTTTCTTGCGGATGGTCGATGCGGCGTTGGGTGGCGTCTTCAGGTCGGTCATGTACACCTTAACCTTGCCTGCGGCCACCGCGCCGACTGCCTCGAGGATCTGGTCCATCGACTTACCGGCCTCCATGCCATCCTGGATGGTCAGCAGCACTTCTGGCGTGGCGCTAGCAACGCCAGGCTCAAGCCATGGCCGTGCCGGGATGTTGATGACGTGCGCCTGAGTCACGCCCAGCTCCATATAGCCACTACCAGTCTTGAGGAAACGAACTTCATCACGGTCGGCAGCGGCTTTGCTGGCGTACCCGTAGGAGGTTCCGCCGGGATGTTTGATCTCGGCGCCGAACTCATGAGTTGCGCCAAGCCCGGCCATGGTGATTTCACCCGACTCAACGTTTCCCGCCTCCTCATGGATGCCGACCGTCACCACCTTGTCGGACCGAAGCGCGGCAAGCTCTTTCGACAGCTCGTCCTGCAGCTCCTGGAAGCCGATCAGCTCAAGATTGATCATCTAAACCACCTTGGCGCCCATACCGGCGCGCTTTTTCAGCCGGTAGAACTGCTGGCCGAAGTTGGTGTAGGTAAGCCAGTCAGTGCCCGCGTCCATCATCTGCGGTACGCGGTAGGCGATCGATTCGTCACCGACCGACTTCTGGGCCACGTTCAGGCGCGCATCGGAGCCGGGGGCCGCCGTTGAGCCGAGGGTGGAGAAGTTGGTTGCGAGCCAGTGCGCGGCGAAGTACTGCATGCCGCGCCACTTGAAGTTGTCGCAGGTCAGTTCCAGCGCACCCCACCGGCTTGAGCCGGTCTCGGTGCCAGCCTCGCAAAGGGCCTCGACGATGTACTCGTCGGGCCACTTCACTGGATCGATGAATGCCTTCATCAGGGGATTGCTGCGGAAAGCCGCAATCATCTCAGGGGTGATTATCATGGGCTCTCCAGCTATGAATGAGTGGGCGCCAAGCGCCCGGGTGTTACTTCTTGCCTGTGGCCGGCGCGTCTTATTCCTCGTCGGCAGGCAGTTCATCAGCACCAACGCGGCGCAGGTCGCCGTTCTTCAGCAGAGCTTTGACGAAATCGATTTTGGAGACCTCATCAGGAACTTCGACCGCCGGATTTTCACCAGGCAGGATCGGATAGCTCGTCTCCTTGTCGCCCACCAGGTGGTTGATGGTGATCAGTCGTGCTGCTTCGTTCTTCAGGAACATGTCGAATCCTCTTTGGGTTAGAATTGGGAGGCGCATAGGGTGGCCACCCGAAAAGAGCTTTGTCAGCTCCTTGCGCACCTACCGACATCCACTGGACAGGTGTGAATCATGGAAATAA